ATGGGTATATTTGAGATGATGCAAGGGAATACAGAAGTTGCACCTAAAACTTCTTCAGCAACGATGATGCTTGAAGACTTTGGTCAAAGAAGAAGTAAATCAAAATTAAGAGATATTGAAGGTTCACTTAGAAGATTAGGTCAAGTTATATATAATTTAGCAAAAGAACATTATACATATAAAAAAGTATTTAGAGTTGTGCAACCAAACAATGATATGAGTGAATATATGGTGAATCATTATAATGACAAATCTCAAGCAATTGGTGAAATGATGAATGATTTAACTATAGGACAATACGATATAAACATTATTGGTAATTCAACAATGCCTTCAAATAGATGGGGTGAATGGTCTATTTATATGGAAGCTTATCAAGCAGGACTTATTGATAGAACTGAAGCATTGATGAAAACTGATATATTCGATAAAGAAGGAGTATTGCAAAGAATGGATATTGTACAACAATTACAAGGACAATTACAACAAGCTCAAGAAGCAGTTAAGAATTTAGAAGGTGATTTACAAACAGCTCACAGAGAGTCTATCTCAGCTAGAAAACGTACAGAAGTTGAGAAATTCAAAAGTGAACTTAAATCACAAGAATCAGAATCCAAATCTGCAAATAGATTAGCAGTTGGAAAACTTGAAAGCGCAGTTAAACTCGAAGCAGAGAAGTTACGTTTACGTGGCCAAGCTCAAGAAAAGCAAGAGAGATTGCAAAAAAAAGGAGAGTAAATGGATAACGCATTAGAAAATAACAATCTTGAAGAAGGTCAAGTTAATGATAATGTAGGGCAAGATGAAGGAGCTCAACAGCAAGAATCTAACAATGACTGGGAATCTCAAGCTAAGTATCACCAGTCAGAAAAAGATAAACTTTATGCTGAAAATCAAAAGTTAAAACAATATGAACAGATTGGTCAAATGTTGGAATCACGACCTGACATAGCAAGTGCAGTAGGAAATATGTTAAAGGGTGGTCAACCAACTCAACCTGAACGAATTGAATTATCTAAAGATGAGTTTGACCCATGGGAAGCCTATAATGACCCGTCGTCTAAGTCGTATTTATTTCGACAACAAGAGTTGCAAGACACAGTTAATCAGCAAGTTCAACAACAAGTAGCTGGTGTTCAAAAGCAAGTTGGTATGAATCAACTTAAAAGCGAACTTACTAACAGAGGATTAAATGATGAACAAATTAATTCATTTGTAGAATTTGCTAGCAAAAACCCTGCTGATTATGGTATTGATGGTGCTATTAATATGTGGCAAGCCGTAACTCAACAATCGACTGAAGGTAGAAATAATAATGAAGGCAACTTCAACCCACTTGATTCTATTCGTCAAAATCAAGCTGTTCCCCAGCAAGGTGGTGTTTTAAATGGGCAACAACCTGTTAAGAAAGATGAAACTGAATTAATGTGGGATAAAATTGTTCAAGCTGGAAGTCGGGCAAAAGTACTATAATAATAATAATAACTAGGAGAATATAATGGCAAATTATAATCAAGGACAGGTAAATTTTGGAACTCCTGGAAGTGCATTTGTTGATGCTCCTGATACGTCGACAAGAAGACTGTATGACTTTAGTAATAGGGTAGCAGACTTAGCTCCAGAAGAATCTCCATTTTTCGTATATCTGTCAAAAGTAGGAAAAGTGCCAACAACAGATTCTCAATTCCGTTTCTTGGAAGATAGAACAAAAATAGCTATAACTGATAGAAGCTTTTTCATGCAAACTGATGCAGCAGCTACAAGCGTAGGAGCAACTGAAAATTGGACAGTTGCAACTGCAAGTGGCGGTTCATCGGGTGTGACATGGCTCTTAAAAGGTATGGTTATAATGGTAGATGCAGCAACAGGTGGTGGTGAGAAAAACCACTGTAATGCAAGAATTGAAAGTGTTTCTTCAGATGGAAGAACAATTACAATTAAATGGCTTACAGAACCAACTGCTACTGATATTGATGGTTCATCTACTAATGTTCAATGTCAAGTAATTGGAACTTCTTTTGCAGAAGGGTCTGGTGCTCCAGATGTATGGTCTCAAGAGTTAGATGATGATTATGGATATACTCAAATCTTCAAAACAGCTTGTGAGATGTCTAATACAGCAAGAGCAACAGTCTATAGAGGATATGCTGATGAATGGCAAAGAATATGGAATCTTAAATTAAGAGAACATAAAGTTGATATTGAAAGAGCAATGTTGTTTGGTCAACGTGCATCTCAAGGTGGTATTCAGTATTCTGAAGGTATTGTTGGTCATATTATGGCTAATGTTACTGGAAGTAGTGTTAAAGATACTGGTGATAACACTTCAGGTGGAGATTATTTATCATATACTGAAGGTTCTGCATATCATAAAACATATGCAACTGGAGAATTTACATATGATGAATTGTTGAAAGACCTTGAGGTATTATTTGACCCTGCAAGAGGTGGTTCTTCTGCTAAATTAGCTTTAGCTGGTCTTCCTGTAATATCTTATTTTAATAAGGTGGGTGGAGCTGCTGGCGCCAGTTTTATTGGAGATTCTCTTGTTGAATCAAATACTGCTAATAGATATAACTTTGAAAAAAGTGTTGGTTCATTTGGTCATAAAGTAATGAAAATAGAAACTGTTCATGGAGATTTGTCTCTTGTAAAAGAGCCATTATTCCGTAATATAGCTTCTAAATTCTTATGTTTAGTTGACCTTGACCATGTTTCTTACAGACCTCTTGTTGGTAATGGTCTTAATAGAGATACTTCAATAATAACTAATGTTCAGCAAGCAGATGAAGATTTAAGGAAAGATATGATTTTAACTGAAGCTGGTCTTGAAATCAATATTCCTGAATCTCATGCGCTTTTAAACATAGAGGATGCATAATTATGAGAAGTGATTACTTAAACACAAATAGTGGCAAAAATGGAGAATTTGTTTTACCAGCACCAGTTGTACTTGGAGATGCAGATACATCTTTAGATTACGACTTTCATGGTGGTAAAACATTAGTTGTTCCAGACCTAGGTGGCAATAGAACTTATACATTGTCTACACCAGAAGTAGGACATCATTATCATTTCATTTATGGAGGTGCTGCAGCTGATGCTTCAAATTGCATAATTGCAGCTGGTACTGGTAATAGTGTTTACTTTAAAGGTGCTGTTCAAACAATTATTACAGACCCAGATGCTTCAGCTACAAATGCTCAAATAGCAATTTATTCAGATGGTGACTCTAATGAAAAACTTACTGTTACTACTACTGGTGCTATGGATTTGCATTTTTTAGCTATAAGCTCAACTGTATGGTATGTTTGGGGTACTGTGTCTAGTGCTACTGCTCCAGCTTTTGCTGATTAATCCGAAACAATAAGGATTGATAGTTTTGTAGAACTATGGGGGTTGTCGTATAAAGGGCAATCCCCGAATCTACTAAAATTTTAATAATAATATAACAACCCGTTCACGCACAGCCAGTGCTTAGGGTAGGAGGTAAAAATGGCAAGAAGAAATGGTATTCATAAATATACAGTAGTAGAGGCAGTAAACTTACAATTAGGTCAAAATGGCTTTGATGTTATAGCTCAAGCAGATGGAGCTACTACAGGAAAATGGGTCGCAATATATAATCCAGATGACGCAGAGCAACAAATCGATGCAACGTCAGCAATAGGGGATAGTATATCTAACTTAATGTTATGTGCTAATGGAATTATATATGGTAACTTTACATCTATAACAGCTGAAACTTCAAGTAAATCTGTAATAGCATACAGAGGAGCATAATATGGCTATACATAGCAATACAACTCTTGAAGCGTTAAATCTTCAATTAGGTCAGAATGGTTTTGATACTCTTGCGAAACATATGGGAGGTGAATTTCATACTGGTAAATGGTGTGCAATTTTTAATCCTGACGATGTAGAGATTACTGTGACAGCAAAAGATAAAAATTCAACAACTATATTAAGTTCTATTAAATTGTGTCCGAGAGGTACTATTTATGGAGAATTTAATCATATTAGACATTCAGTAACAGGTAAGCATCTTATTGCTTATAGAACACCTAAATTAAGTTAATTATGGCTAAGCTAAAGGGAAAACCACATTCAAAAGGCGGTATCACTATTAATGTTGAAGGTGGTGAATATATTATAAAAAAGAGTTCGGTTAATAAGAATACCGAGCCATACTTGAATTATATAAATACTCATGGTAAATTACCACCGAGTATTGACGCAAAAAAAAGGAGAAAGTAATGCCAACAGTAAAAGATAAAACTACAGGTGATGTCGTTTCACAACAACCATATACATCTGAAGGCACTCAAAGAGCAAAGCAAATTGCTGATACAGACCCAAATTGGGAGTTGAGTTATGCACCTAATGGTAAAACAGATGGAGCTATGAGAAGTCAACAAATGTATGCAGGTGGTGGCAAAGTAGGATATAATGAAATTGGAATGTATAAAAAAGGTGGAAAAGTTAAAAAATGAGAACCTATTATTGCGATTGTGGAAATAAAGTTGAGGTCATTAAAAATGTTGTTAAACAATGTGAATGTGGCAAGATATTTGGAATAGGCAATTCGAAAGTTTCTGACCATATAAATATGAGAACGACATGGAGTGGACAAACAAAAGTGGAATTTAGTCAAACAACAATAG